CCGAGGACAAAGCTAAGTTGTCCCAGGGACAGGGCGGTAGTGTCCCTAGGGAAATCGACTCCAAGGGACAGGGAGAGGGACAGGGACAGGGAGAGTTAACAGATAAAACCAGTGGTTCTGTCATCGCTGGTGGTAATTCTCCGCGCGGTGGGCGCGATGATTTCACCCCCAAAGACGAGGGTGAATGGCTGCGCCACTTCAAGGCCAAGCACGGCTTTGAGGCTGACCCGACCAGCATCCACGACCGCAAAAAAATCTGGCCCGTGTTCGCCGGCTGGGTCAACGCAGGCTTCACGGCAGAGTTCGTCGACAAAGCGGTCGCGACCGCTATCGCCAGCGCCAAAGGGGGCATCGGCTGTCTGCCGGTCTACGTCGATCGCGTCATCGCCTCGCAGTCGCAACCGCCGCGCCTCGACCCGGAAGAGCGCCGCCGCGCGATCAGCAAAGCCAACGGCGATGCGTGGCTCGCCGAGGATTCCCAATCCGATCCAAACGTCATCGACATGGAGCACTGACCCATGCAAACGAACGACAAACGCGCGTTCAAGGACGCCATCGAACTCGCCTACGAGACCGCACGGCAACCGCTGCCGACACCAGCCGTGCTCACGGTCTACTGGGCAAGCCTCGAAGCCTATCCGCTCGACGCAGTCCTGCGGGCGATCTCGAAGCACGTGGCCGCCAGCGAATTTGCCCCCACACCCGCCGCGATCCTGAAGCACCTGCCCAAGGCAAGCGACGGGCGCCCCGAAGCCGACGAAGCATGGGCGATTGCGCTTCGCTCGCGAGACGAACGCGACACCGTCGTCTGGACCACCGAAATCGCTGAAGCGTGGAGCATCGCGGAAAGCGTCATCGACGGTGACGAAATCGGCGCGCGAATGGCGTTTAAGGCCGCGTATGCGCGAATTACCGACCAGTCGCGAGGTGTAAATCGCCCGGTCGAATGGGTCGTATCCCAAGGTTTCGACGCCGCGCGTCGCGAAGAGGTCGTGACTCAAGCCGTGCGGGAAGGGCGCCTGCAACTCTCCCATGCGAAGGCCGCTGTGCCAATGCTGGCGGGACCGTCCGAGCCGCCGGCGGGCGTCAACGTCGAGGCGAATCTCGCGCGATTGAAGGCGATAGTCGCGGGCGTTGGGAGCGCGAAGGCGCGTGCCGCAGCCGCCAAATCCCGTCACGCACGTGAGGAAGCCGAGCAGCTGGCCGGGGCGAAGCAGGCGACGGCATCGCGCGTTGCGTCATACGAAGCGAGCGACGCATGAGCACGAACGCCGACGGCACGGCCTGGGGCATGTGCGCCGCGTACGGTTGCCCGCTGCTCGGCGCCGTGGGCGACGCCGGCAAGTGGTTCTGCTGCTGCCATTTCAACATCGGCGGCCCGGTGAACGATGCGATCACCGCCGAGTTGCACCGCCAGAAGCCGCTCGTCGATCGCGTGCTGTCGCTGCGCGCTACACACGCCGGCTACCGCGCAATCCTCGCGGCCGAGGCCGAGCTGCTCGAACTGACGCGCGAGATCGGCCGCCAACACACCATTCCTACCGCGGGCGTTGTAGGCCCGACCCACGCTGAACCACATTTCTCGGAGACCGAGGCATGACCATCAAGACCCCGCCCGTCGATTGGGACCGGCACGCGCTGGTCGTCGCGCGTAATCTCGCAGGCATGGACGCACCGCGCTTGCCGGGAAAGAAAACGCAGTTCACCGCGATCATCCACGAAGCCATCGTCGACGCGATGATGATGGCGGCCGAATCGAATACCCCCGAAGCGGCCGTTGTGGCCGCGCATAGCCAGACCAATGCATCGGTCGAACACGGCACCGCGGATAAGCCTGAGCCCGGCAAGCTCAAAGCCGCGTTAGGGGATCTGCAGGACGTGCGCGGCGCCGTCGCCGAGTTTCGCAAGCACCACCGCGACAGCTACCCGCGCGAAGCGGTCGTCATGCTGCTCGATGCGTTCGACCAGCTGGTGCGCATCGCGGACGGCGCCTTGCGAGAAGTGGCGACTTGCGCCAAAACGAAAACCGGCGAGGTGGCGGCATGCTGACCGTCACGCTCCCGTATCCGCCGTCCGCGAACCGCTACTGGCGCACACGAGTCGTCAAGAACCTCGCCATGACCTACGTCAGCCCCGAGGCCAAGGCCTACAAAACCGAGGTGGGCTGGCGCGTCCGCGCCGCTGGCGCGCGCTCGCCGATCAAGGGCCGCGTCGCGGTCTCCTACACGCTCTATCCCAAACGCCCACTCGACTACCAGACGCGCCAGCGCAAGCTCGGCGAAGCGTGGCACGACACCGTTCAATGCATCGACCTGGACAACGCGCAGAAGGTGTTGCTCGACGCGCTCAAGGGTGTGGCGTTCGAGGACGATGTGTGGGTGCGGCGCATCACGGCCGAGCGTGCGGAGCCCGACGGCGAAGCGCGTCTCGTCGTGACCATCACGCCGATCGTTGTCGCCGCGCCGCAGGTCGCGCTCCCGCTGCCGGAGCCGCGCGTCGATCTTTTTTCAGCGTCGGTCGCGTCAGCCGACGCCTTTTAAGGGCGCATCTGGGTCCGCCGAAAACCCCGAATCGAACGATGGAGGACGCCATGTAACCGCGATCGAAATATCTCATCTGACTGGCGCGGCCCGGGCGCCGACACCCGGGCACTTCCGGTTTCACCACACGCCAACGAGGCACACCATGAAAACACCGTCCACCACCCGCACCGCCATCCAGTCGTCGTGGGAGATCTACGAGCGCCGCAGTGTGCCCGCCGACGCGACACCCGAGCAACGCCGCGAATACCGACGCTCATTCTTCGCCGGCTTCCACACGATGCTCTACCTGCAGATGCAATTGCGTGGCCTCGAACCGGATCGCGCCGAAGCAGTCCTCGATATGGTTGTCGCCGAGGCATCAGAGGCCGCGCTCGAATCCGCCTGATAATCGCCCGGAAAATCGGGCGTTGATTATCGACGCCCCTTTTCTTGCATAATCGTTTCAAATCCGAAAAATCGGAACAGAGTACGGAAAATGCCGAGTAAAAACCCCGCCACCCAATTTTCTAAGGATCGACAGCCGACTCGCCGTCGCGGTAAAGACGTGCGCACTAAAATGCTCGAGGCGATTAAAAAGGAAACAGGCCAGAATGAAGCCGCGTTTTACCAGAGCATCGCCGATAAGGCTGTCAATAAAGGCGACGTGGTGCTGATGAAAGAGTTGCTGATGCGCGTGGCGCCAGTCGCCAAGCCTGTCGCGCCGGATGTGCATTTCGACTTTCCGGAAGACGGCACGCCGGTGGATCAGGTCGACGCCATCATGAAAGCCGTGTCCACCGGCAAGGTGCCTGCCGACGTCGGGCAGATGCTCGTCAACATGATCCGCGCCAAGCTCGACGTGCTCGAAATCAGTGAACTCGCCGACCGGCTCGCCGCGATTGAGGCTCAGCTAGACAAGGACAAATGAGCCGGCGGCGCATTTCGCACACCGCGATCGCCCGGGTCGAGCGCTATTTCAAGGGCATCGCAACCAAGGCCGAACCCGCTGTGTTCGGCATCTGCAACATGCAGCGCGAGGTAATCAAACGCGTTGACATTCACGGCAACGAGACGGACGCCGCGCCGACCGTTCTCATCCCAGCCAAGCTTGAGCGGTTGATTTACCCCAAGCGTCTGAAGATCGTGTACGGCGGCCGCGGTTCGGCTAAAACCCGCACGGTCGTCTCCATCCTGACCGCGCAGGCCTCGGACCACCGCGAGCGCGTTCTGTGTCTGCGCGAAATTCAGAACTCGATTGAAGAGTCGAGCCTGGCTGAGTTATCCGAGGAAATCGAGCGGCGTGACCTGTCTGGCTCGTTTGTCGTGGGCCGCAAGGCGATCCGCGTGCCGGCCACCCGCAGCAGCTTTTCGTTCCGCGGGCTTTTCCGCAACGTCAACGGCATCAAGGGCTTCGCGCGCAGCACCAAGGCTTGGGTCGACGAGGCGGAAAGCGTCTCCCGCGAGTCGTGGCAGATCCTTATGCCGACGATCCGCGAGCCCGGATCCGAAATCATCGTCACGTTCAACCCCAACAAGGCGAGCGACCCGACGTGGACCGACCTCATCGGACCGTATGAGGCGCTGCTCGACGAGGACGGCTGTTACGAAGACGATGAGGTGCTGATCATCCGGGCGAACTACACGGACAACCCGTGGTTCACCGAGGAACTGGAACTCGAGCGCGCCAAGATGGAGCGCACCGACAAGGACCGATACAACTGGATCTGGCTCGGCAAATTCAACAAGCGCAGCGACGAAATCATCTTCGCCGGCAAGTACCGCGTCGAGGCATTCGAGACGCCGCCCGGTGTGCGATTCTTCTTCGGCGCCGACTGGGGCTTCGCGCAGGACCCGACGACGCTCAACCGCAGTTTCGTGCGCGGCAATACGCTCTACATTGATTACGAAGCGCACGGCGTGCACACCGAATCCACCGACATCTGGAAGCTGTTCGCCGGCCGCGAAGGCGCCAAGCCCGCGCAGCTGAAGGAGTGGACGCCCGAAGACACGATCAAATACCCCGGCATTCCGGGCGCCCGCAAGTGGAAGATCAAGGCCGACAGCGCGCGGCCGGAGACGATCAGCCAAGTGGCAAAACAGGGTTTCAACATCGACGCGGCGAAAAAATGGGGCGGCTCCGTCGAGGACGGTATTGCCGTGCTGCTCGGCTTCGACGAAATCGTCGTGCACCCACGCTGCGTTCACACCATTAACGAATTTGAAAAATACTCGTACAAGGTGGATAAATTAACTGGCGAAGTACTTCCGATAATCGTCGATAAATATAACCATCACATGGACGGTATTCGCTACGGGCTCGACGGATATATTCGAGGGCGCGGTCAGGGTATTATCATTTCCGCCGAAGCGCTGCAAGCAATGCAAGCCGCCTGAACGGTATTCTCGGGTTTTGACCCATTATCGGAGTTAATCAAATGCGCACCCTCCGCAAATCGCTTTTAATGGCCGCGATGGCCGCCGCTTTGCCGTTTTATATGTCCGACGAGACGGCCGGTGCCGCGTCGAGCGAAGACCCAAACGTCGGTGCCTCGGCTGCGGACGTCAGCCAAGAAAGCGGCACGACGCAGTCTGCGACGACTGCAACGAACGAATCCGGCACCGTCGGCACGGGCGTCGCAGGTGAGCCGGGAAACGGCGAGGCCGGTGCCGATGCATCTACTGGCGCGACGGAATCGGCTGCTGCCTCGAACGGTGACGCGCCCGTGCTTTCCGAAGTTTCGGGGCAAGACTCCGCGGCGGCGCTCGCCGGCGATACCTCGTCGCTCGCCACCGATGCCAACGGCACGCCGATCGTCCCGCTTGCGGCCGCTGGCGATACGGTGAACGTGCCCGTCGACAGTCACGCAGAAGCGAAGGATCGTTTCGCCGGCCTGCTCGCGAAGCTGCACCAGTTCGAAGAAGAAGTGGCGGACGAGTTGCGCGAGGATCTGATTGCGATCGGCACGCTGTTGCATCTGCATTCGAAGGCGTCGACGAACGCCGGCGCCACCGGCGATTACAAAGCCGGCGATCTCTCGTAAGCGTCGGGGATACAGATGCCGACCATTGTTCCGATGCCTCCGCAGTTGTGCGAGCTCGCCAAAGAGGCGGCGGCGCAAGGACGGCCAGTATCTCTTGAGCCCGACCAGGTCCGCGCGCTTGCAGAAATGTGGCACGCGGACCGCGAAAAGGTCCGCTACCTCGAATCGCTAATCATTCGGATGGGCCGAAATGCTGGATAAGCTGCGCTCCCTCATCGGCGGTGCGCCGCTCCTTCCCACGTCTCCTGCTCGCGTTCATGTCGCACAGGACAGCGCGCCGCGCGCAGAACCACACTGGCCGACCATCGAAGGCCCGCGCCGCGGTCTGAACATCAGCCCCGCATTGCTCGATCAATTGCAGGCTATGCAATCCGCGCAGGGCGCTGACGTCGACTGGAAGGCGAAGTTCAAACATGCCGAGGTAGCACCCGGCACACTGCCGGCGAATCACAAGCCGCAGGAACTCGCGATGGACTCCATGTGCGACAACATGGCGGCCACCATCGGCGCGTGCAGCGGCTTCAATCAGCTATCAGGCATCGACTTCATCGGCTATACCGCGCTGTCGCTGCTCTCGCAGCACCCGCTTATCCGCGCGATGGTCGAGACGCTCGCCGACGAGATGACGCGCAAGTGGATCAGGTTCGGCGGCCGGGGCGAAGAGGAAAGCGACGCGAAGCGCGCGGCCGCCCTCGACGACGCGACGAAGAAATTTCACCTGAAAGAGCATTTCAAGTCCGCGATGGCCACGACCGGCTACATGGGCGGCGCAATGCTCTTCATCGACATGGGCGACGACTCGGACACCGACGCCGGGCGTAGCGAGCTCACGATGCCACTGACGCTCGACTCAGCGAAGATCCCGAAGGGCAAGTTCAAGGGCTTTCGCCTGATCGAACCGATCAACTGCTACCCGGCGCCGTATAACGCGAGCAACCCGCTGAAGAAAGGCTATTACCGTCCGGATGCATGGATGATCCAAGGCCGCACGGTGCACGCGTCGCGGCTGCTGCGCTTCGCACAGAACGAGGTGCCGATCCTGTTGCGCCCGTCGTACAACTTCTTCGGCGTGCCGCTCGCGCAGATGGCGCTCGATTACGTCGACCGGTTCGACACCGTGCGCATCGCGGTTGCCAAGCTCGTCAAGCGCTTCTCGACGTCGATCCTGAAGACCGACATGAGCCAGATGCTAAGCGGCGGCGGTTACGACGATGCGACGTCGCTTAAAGCACGTGCGCTGCTCTGGTCGATGATGGGCTCGAATGATGGCCTGATGACGCTCGACATGGAAGCCGAGGAATTCGTTCAGGTCAACACACCGCTGTCCGGTCTTGGCGACATCGTCTCGCAGCAACTCGAACTGCTCGCAGCAATCAGCCGCACGCCGGCGGTCAAGCTGCTTGGTATCTCGCCGAAGGGATTCAACGCCACGGGCGAATACGACGAGTCGAACTGGTACGACCATGTGGCGAGCCAGCAAAGCGCCGTGTTCGCGCAACCGCTCGACGTCGCCGTGAAGGTGATCCAGTTGTCGGAGTTCGGCCAGATCGATCCTGACCTCACGCACGCTTTCCTGCCGCTGCACGAGCTTAGCGAGACGGAAAAGGCGCAGAACCGCAAATCGAACGCGGACACGGCTGCCGTCTACATCGACCGCGGCGTTATTTCCGTCGAGGAAGAGCGCGCGCGCCTCGCCGCCGACCCGGACAGCGGTTACGAGTCGCTCGACGTCGACGATCTTCCCGAGCCGCCCAACGGTCAGAGCGATAGCGACGAAGAGAACTCGGGAACGGCCGCTGACAGCGACTTCAAAGAGAGCGACCACCCACGCGAAACGGATGGCAAGTTCGGTAGCGGCGGCGGAAGCACCGCAGGCGCGAGCGGCGGCAAGGGCGAGGAACTGGTTGGCCTCGCCGAATTAGCGCGTGCCGGCGGTAACGAGAATCGCACGGTCGAGGTCGGCGCGGTGTCCGATGAGGCAGCGCGCGTCGCCAAAGAGAAGGCGGGCGTGGACATTGCCGGCTTCAAGCACACCGTCGACATGTACGCGGTGCGGCACGCTATGAAACGACATGGCAGCGCCAAAGCGGAAGAGAGCCGAGGTCAACTCGCGATCACGGACCGCGACTTCGCAGCCATCGGCGACGTGGTCAACGATCCGGACTCAGTGGTCTACGCGGGCAAGACGAAGATCGGGCGCGACGCGATTGCCAGTGTCCGCAAAATGGACGACGGCACGGTGCTGGTGATCGAGGAAGTTCGGACTGGCAAGAAGACGCTGGCGTTCACCAGCATTCGGAAGTATCCCGCCACGAGAGATGCATCATCGGTTGCCCGAACCGTCTCTCCCAACGTGCAAAACGATGGCGGGATGAGTCCAATCGTACATGATTGCGCAAGAAAATCAAACCCTTGGGCGGTTTCCTGATGCCTGCGCGGGCGAAGAAAGCGCGCGGCGAAATGACGCCGGCGCGTCCGAGCGCAGCGAACAGAATCGCGTATCAGCGCAAGCTCGAAGCGCTCATCGACGAAATGCACCGCTCGACGCTGTACTGGCTGCGCGCCACTTACGGGCAGCGCGAAGGTGAGATTGTTCAGGACTCGTCGCCGGCGGCCGATCTTGCCGCGCAGCTGCGGCGCCGCGCGAATCAGTGGCGCAAGATGTTCGCCGAACGCGCGCCCGACCTTGCGCGCTTCTTCATCTCCAAGGTGGACCGCCACGCGACGAACGCGACGAAACAGGCCGCCGTCTCGCTGACCGGCATGTCGGTGTCCGTCAAAGACACGCTGCTGACCAACACCGTTACCCAGGCGCTGACGCGGGAAAACGTCTCGCTCATCCAGTCGATCCAGTCGGAATATGCGACCGAGGTGGAGGGTCTGGTAATGCGCAGTATCACCACCGGCCGCGACGTAGGCTATCTGGTTGAGCAACTGCAGGAGCGTTTCGGCGTCACCCGGCGCCGCGCGAAGCTGATCGCCAATGACCAGAACAACAAGGCGACCGCGCAAATGGCGCGCGCCCGCCAGTTATCGCTCGGCGTCACGGAGGCGCGCTGGCTTCACGTCGGCGGCGGTAAAAACCCACGACATTCTCACGTTCAAGCAAACGGGAAGGTTTTTGATTTAGCGAAAGGTCTTAAAATCGACGGCGAATATGTTTTCCCCGGCGAACTGATTAACTGCGGCTGCGTCGGGGCTCCGATTATCCCGGGCGTGGACGATGAAGACGAATAAATCAGAAGTTCTGCTGGCCTTCGATAAATCCAGCGTGCGGCGCACCGACACCGACGGGCGTCTTTTCCTTGAAACTAGCCGCATTTCAAAAGTAGGCATTAATCCCTACTGGGGTCGGGAAATCCCGAAGTACGACGAACTCGGGCTTGATCCGGACAAGGTCTATCAGGTGTTCCGGCCGCCAGAAGAGCTTGAGAAGGCCGCGCACACGTTCAACAACATCCCGATCCTCGCCATCCACACGCACGTCACCGCTGAAAACCCGAAGAAAGAAGTGATTATCGGCAGCACGGGCAGCACCGCGAACTTCGACGGCGAGTATCTGAATAATGGCCTCGGGTTTTGGGACGCTGAATATATCGAGAAAATCGATTCAGAAGAGCAACGCGAGTTATCCAGTTCCTACCGTTATATTCCGATTTTGGAAAACGGCTCCTATAATGGCTCGCCATACGATATTAAAATGACGCAGATTGAAGGTAATCACGTCGCTTTAGTCGTTGAGGGTCGCGCCGGTCCTGACGTTCTGGTCGCTGATTCCAAACTCCACCATCCTGTAAAAGGAAAATCCGTGAAACTCAATCCCAAGCAGAAGACGGCGCTGAAAGCGCACGTCGCGAAGCTGGTGGCGATGGATGAAGCATCGCTCGACACCGAGGCCGTCGAAGAGGCGCTCGAAACCGCGCTCGAGGAAGTGCAGGCGCTCGGCGATCCCGCCGCGACGCAAGACGCCGAAGGTGCTAATGCCGAAGTCATGGCGCTGCTCAAGCAGATCATGGAAAAGCTTGGCGCACCCGCAGCGGCGGCCGCTGACGACGAGGTCGCGAAAACCGCCGAGGAAGCGAAGAAAGCCGACGCAGCGAAGAACGCCGCGGCGATGGACGCCAAGATCAAGGACGCCACCGATGGCGTACGCGCTTCGATCGAAGGCCGCTTCAAGGCCGCCGAGAAGGTGCGCCCTCTGGTCGGCACCATCGACGCGATGGCCTTCGACTCCGCTGAATCGATCTTCGCGCACGCGCTGAAGGTCGGCGGCATGGAACCGGAGAAGCACGACAAGGCCGCGTATGCGGGCATCGTCGATGTGCTGCTCACGAACAAGAGCACGCCGGTGGTCCACTCCGCGAGCGACGAAAAGTCGGCCAGCGAATTGCTGACGGCTTTCCCGGCACTCGCCAACATCAAGCACGCTTAAGGACGGCACATCATGACCTTCCCGACCGCAGTACGTCTCCAGCCTGAAGTCGGTGTGCCGGGCGACCGCGCATCGATGAACCCGATCGCGGTGATCTCGCGTATCGCGCAGACCGCAGTCACTGTCGCGCGCTTCGTCTGGCCGGGCACCGACACGGACAACCAGGTGCAAAACACCGGCAGCGGCCTCCCTCTCGGATTCGCGATCCGCAATCAGTCGGGCATTGTCCCGAACTACCTGCAGGAAGCCAGCATGCAAGTGCCGGCGGGCTTCCCGGTGGAAGTCGCTGAGCGCGGCGAGTTTTTCGCTACGTCGGCAAACGTCGCGACGCAAGGCCAGAAGGTCTTCGCCACGCTCGCAGACGGAACGCTCCAGTTCGGCGCAAAGGGAGCAACGATTTCCGGGGCCATCGAAACACCGTTCGCGGTGGAGCGTGGCGGCGCCGCTAATAGCGTCATCAAGATCTCGACCTGGAGCAACTTCGCATGAAACTCGATCAACTGCGGGACTATGGCATCCACCTCGCCCCGGGTGCCGAGCTGCTCGACGCACCGACGCGCACCAAGCTCGTCGCGGCAATGGACGCGGCCGGGCCGATGGTCACGACGCCCAACAATGGCATCCCTGCGATGCTGACCAACTACTTTGATCCGCGTGTGATCGAAGTGCTGGTGGCGCCGATGAACTCCGAACTGCTCTACAGCGCCGTTCAGAAAGGAGATTGGGCGACCGATACCGCGACGTTCATGGTCGTGGAAAACGTCGGTGAGACCGCGACGTACGGCGACTACAGCGAGAACGGCATGTCCGGTCACAACGCTGTGTTCCCGCAACGTCAGGCATACGGCTATCAGACGAACACCCAATGGGGCGATCGTCAGATGGCGGTGGCCGCCAAGGCGCGTCTCGACTATGCCGCGCGGCAACAGATCGCCTCCGCGCTGATTCTTCGCAAGAAGGAAAACGCGATCAACCTGTTCGGCGTTTCTGGCCTGCAGAACTACGGCCTGATGAACGACCCGTCGCTGGTCGCGCCGGTCGCACCGGGCACCGGCGTAGGCGGCACGACGTGGGCGCAAAAGACCTCGGACGAGATCTATGCCGACTTCGTCACGTTGTGGGCAAACCTGATCGCCCAGGGCAACGGTCTCATCAACACAAAGAGCGAAGTGAAGGTTGGCATCCCCAACGTCGTCGAGCAGAACCTGACGAAGCAGAACACGTACGGCCAAGTGTTGAAGGATCGGTTGAAGCTAGCCTACCCCAACATGACGATCGAGACGATCCCGGAATTTGCGACGAGCGGCGGCAACCTCGTCCAGATGATCGCCGTCAATGTCGAAGGCCAGCCGACCGGCGAACTGGGATACGCCGAGCGCATGCGCGCGCACGGCGTGGTGCGTCACTCGTCCTCGTACTCGGAGAAGAAGTCCGGGCGCAACTGGGGTGCGGTGATCTACTACCCGAACTTCATCGCGCAAATGCTCGGAGTCTAAGAAATGACTGACGCAACTCAAACCAACGACGCCGAGAAGAAGCCGGCGGGCAGCAAGAAGACGACGCAGGGCAACACGGTCACCGTGTACTGCAAGCTGCCCCACGGCATCCGCTACAAGCTTCCCAATGGCGAGGAACTGCGGATCGTCGGTGCTCTCGGCGACGAGCGTTCGCCGCTGCAGGTTAGCGGTATGCCAGGTCGCGATAGCGTTGCTGGATTCGGCGTTACCCGCAACGTGGATCCCGATGCTTGGGCATGGATCGTCGAGCATCACGGCGACTCGCTGGCGCACAAGAATGAACTGATCTTCGTGAAGGACGCAGGCGACGAGAAGTCGGGCATTGCCGAGGCGAAGGAAAAGACCGACGAGAAGACCGGCTTCGAGCCGATCGACCCGGCGAAGGATCCGAACAACGACAAGGACGCCAACGCGCGAAACCTTGCCGGTGTTCAGGCCCAAGGCGCTGCCTAAATGAGCACTCCGGCCGGCACCGTCACGTTTGATCCTGCAGCGTTCGTCCTGCAGTTTCCTGCTTTCGCGGCGGTGCAGCCGGGCACGCTCACTTCCTACTTCAACATGGCGACGTTGTACCTGAACAACTCGCCATGTTCGATCGTTCGAGACCTCACCACGCGTGCGCAGCTGCTCAACCTCATCACGGCGCACATCGCCTTTTTGATGGGCCGCGCCGCAGGGTCGAACGGCGATAACGCGGCGCTCGTCGGGCAGATCGCATCGGCCGGTGAAGGCTCGGTCAATGTTTCGCTCGTCGCCGTGCAAGCGAAGAGCGCTGCCTTCTGGACGCAGTCCGAGTACGGCTTCATGTTCTGGCAGATGGCTCTGCCGTATCGCTCCTTCCGGTATTTCCCCGCGCCCTATGTGTGCCGTTAAGGTCGCGGGCGGCGGAAAGCTCGACGCAGCGCTCGCGCGGTACCTCGACCAGGCAACGCTCACCATGCGCGCCGGCATCCTCGAAGGCGCCACCGAACCCGATGGAACGCCCACCGCGCTTGTCGGTTTCTGGAACGAGTACGGCACGGTGCGCATTGTCGACGGCAAGACCATCATCACGCCGGCGCGTCCATTCATGCGCACAACCGCGGACTCGAAAGCGGCACGCTGGGCAAAGATCGTAGGCGTCACCCTTCAGCGCAATGGCGGCAACTTCGATCAGGCGTTGCGGCTCGCGGGCGAGGCGGCCGTCGTCGACATCCAGCAGACCATCGGCACGTTCACGACGCCAGCCAATGCCGAGTCGACCATCAAGAAAAAGGGCTTCGACGGCCCGCTGCGCGGATCAGCGCAGGCGCCGATGCAACATTCCATCGCGTACGACATCGTAGACGGGCCACAAGAATGAATCTCCGAGGCATCGCAAACAGCGTCACGAGCTCAATCAATCCGAACACCGCGGCGCAACTCTCGCGCAGCACCGGCTATACGACGTCATCCAGCGGGAAGCGGACACCGTCCTATGCGGCGCCGGTCGGCGCACTCGTCCAGGTGCAGGCCTTGTCAGCACCGCAGATCCAGCACTTGGACAGCCTGAATATCACCGGCGTGCTGCGCAACGCGCGACTCAATGGAGACTGGCGCGGCATCTATCGGACGGACTCGGAAGGCGGCGACCTGATTGCATTCGGTACCACGTCAGACGTGCGCGCCGATCTGCAGGGCACCACGTGGCTCGTCGTGCAGGTGCTTGAGACGTGGCCGGACTGGTGCTCGCTCGCGATCCAACTGCAGAAGGCTTGACCATGCCCACGACCGTCAGCATCACCGAAGACAATGTGCTCGCCGCTCTGCGCACGTTCCTGCTCTCGATCGTTGCGGCCGGCGTCGAAGTTATCTCCGGACAGGACAACCGCGTGCCCGAGCCGCTCGGCGACGACTTCCTCGTGATGACGCCGCTCTCACAGACGCGGCTCTCGACGAACGACACGGCCTACACGGACCCGGGCACGAACCCCGGTACAGCGAACTACGAGCGCGCCACGCGCTCAATGATCCAGATCGACATTCACGGTCCCAATTCAGCCGATAACGCTGCGATGATCGAAACGCTTTACCGCAGCCAATATGCGGTCGATTCATTTGCTACGTCGGGCCTTGATATTCAGCCGCTATATTGCGACGACGCGAAACAAATGCCGTTTATTAACGGAGAAAATCAGTTCGAGCAGCGTTGGATAATCACCGCTGCAATTCAGTACAATCCTGTCACAGCAGTTCCACAGGATTTTGCCGACGCATTGAGCGTCAATATCGTGAGCGTGGACGCCACTTATCCAGCGTAGGCGCTGGCCCTCTCCGGAGCATTAAATGTCGATTCCAGCATCCCTGATTGCCAATGCGATTCCGAGCGTTATTAGCGCGGGCGGCACTGCGCTAGACCTCGTCGGCATTATGTTGACGAATAATCCGCGCGTACCGATTGGCACCGTTCCACGTTTTCCCAATATCGACGCCGTCGGAAATTATTTTGGTGAATCTTCGCCGGAATATGCGCTCGCTGCCGTCTATTACAACGGTTTCAAGAATTCGACGAAGAAACCCGGTTCACTCGGTTTCTACCAGTATCCGGCGGCGCCGGTGTCTGCCTATCTGCGAGGCGGCTCGCTCGCGTCGATGACGCTTACGCAATTGCAGGCGCTGTCCGGCACGCTGTCGATCACTGTCGACGGCGTGGTGAAGACGTCGAGCAACATCAATCTTGCGTCGGCGACGAGTTTCTCGAATGCCGCGGCGCTCATCTCTGCCGCGTTCACCGGCGGCCCCACGGTCGCGTTCGACAGCCAGTCGAGCGGGTTCACGTTCACGTCCACCACGACCGGGGCGACATCCACGATCGGGTTCGCGACTGGCACGCTCGCGGCAGGTCTGTTGCTCACTCAAGCGACTGGCGCTGTGACCTCGCAAGGCGCGGCGGCGGCAACGCCTGCAACCGCGATGGCGGCCATCAAGAAGATCACCACGAACTGGGCGTCGTTCATGACGACGTTCGATCCGGATGGCGGTACCGGCAACACGCAGAAGCAGGCGTTCGCTGCATGGACCGTCCAGCAGGGCAACCGCTTCCTGTACGCCGCATGGGATACGGACGCGAGCGCGACGACGACTGTCCCGGCGACCACGTCGCTCGGCTACCTCGCGAAGCAGAACGCGTGGTCGGGCGTTGCGCCGATCTGGGGTACGGCAGACAAGGCGGCGGTCCTGATGGGCTATGTCGCGTCGCTCGACTTCTCGGCGACCAACGGCCGCGCGACGGCCGCGTTCCGCTCGCAGGATGGTCTTTCGGCAGACGTCACCGACGGCACGGTCTACACCAACCTGCTCGCGAACGGCTACAACTGCTACGGCGATTTCTCTACCGCGAACGACGACTTCCTGTTCCTCTCGAACGGTCAGCTTGCAGGCCAGTACGACTGGATCGATTCGTACGTCAACCAGATCTGGCTGAACAACCAGTTCCAGCTCGACATGATGCTTCTGCTCACCCAGTCGAATTCGATTCCCTACAACCCCGACGGCGACACGCTGATCGAGGCCGGATTCGCGGACACGATCAACCAGTTCTCGAGGTTCGGGGGCCAGCGGGGCGGCGTCACGCTCTCGTCTCTGCAGGCGGCCGAGGTGAACGCGGCTGCGGGGCTTGCGATCGATGGCGTTCTCTCGACGCGCGGCTGGTATCTGCAGGTTCTCGCTTCGCAAACCACGCCGACCGTGCGCCAGCAGCGCGGCTCGCCTCCGCTCAACTACTGGTACATGGACGGTCAATCGGTCCAGGTGCTGCAGATGGCTTCCGTCTTGGTGCAGTAAGGGGACTAAAACATGGACATCACTTCCAGTAACGCAGTTTTCATGTTGTCGATCGCGACGATCTTCCCGGTCCCGCAGAAGCTCACCAAGTTCGGAGCGGACGCGATGTTTGCGACCGACGACGTCGAGCCGGCCGAAGTCGGCAAGGGTGCGGACGGCAACATGTTCGCCGGCTACACACCCTACAACACGCCGCAGACGATCACGATCATGCCCGACTCGCCGTCGCTCTCGCTGTTCGAGCAGTGGCTCGCGGCCATGAAGGCGAACAGCACGATCTATGTGGCGAATGCGACCATCCGCATTCCATCAATCGGCAAGAAGTACACGCTGACGAACGGAGTACTCACGCGCATCCGCGCCATTCCTAACGCGCAGAAAGTGCTCACGGCGATGGAGTATCAGATCACGTGGGATAACGTCGACCCGGCACCCTTCTGACCATGCGCAAAACACTCACCTATACCGTGACGGCCGAGGGCCGCGACAAGGGCAAGGTCTTTCTGATCACTGAAATGCCCGCGTCGCAAGCCGAAGAATGGGCGACGCGCGCGCTCTTCACTGCGATGAATTACGGCGTCGAGATACCCGACGAACTCCTGTCGGCGGGTCTCGCAGGTCTTGCCGCGCTCGGCATGAAGTCGCTGGCGAAAGTGCCATACGACATGGTCAAGCCGCTGTTCGACGAGATGATGGGCTGTGTCCAGATCGTTCCAGACCGTGCGAATCCGCAGTATGCGCGACCACTGCTCGAGGATGACGTCGAAGAAGTCTCAACCCGGCTGATGCTCCGCAAAGCGACGCTTACCCTGCATCTCGATTTTTTTCTCGCCGCCGCCCCGTCAACACAGGCTCCGGTCGCGGCCAGTACGTCGCCGGCCTGATCGAGTACGAGAACCTGCCCCCGTCCATCGGGGCAGTGGTTTCCCGGCGCCTCGCGACGCTGCATGAGCTACAGACGATCTACGGGGCCGAAGACCTGTACAACCTGCTCGAGGTGATCGTCGTCGATGGCCACAACGAGCGCGTGCTGAGCAAACCGAGGAAATGAAGCATGGCAACTGTCGTCGACGCGCTTGTCGTCACTCTCGGGCTAGACCTTGCCGCGTTCAAGCGCGGTAAGGCCGACGCTACCAAAGCCACAAAGACTCTCACCGCCGAAGAGCGAGAAGCCGCGAAGTCTATCGAGGCCGCCAACAAACGCGCGGCCGAATCCTTCCAGAAAGTCCGCAATGAAGTGCTCGCGCTGGTGGCGATCTTCACCGCCGGCATGGGCATCAAGAACTTCACCGAGAGCACGATCAACTCGGCGGCAAGCCTCGGCTTCATGGCGAAAAACCTGCAGATGAGCACGCAGGATCTGTCGGCATGGCAGCGGGCGGCTGAACGCGCCGGCGGCAGCGCCGAGGGCATCACCAGCGCGTTGCAGGCGTCACAGCAGGAAGTCGCCAAGTTCAAGCTCGGTCAGGTGAGCGATTCGCAGCAGTGGTTTCTTCGCTTCGGTGGCTCGGTCAAGGATCTAAAGGACGGCAACTCCTATTTGCTCGCGCGCTCGCGCATCGTTGCGGGCCTGTTCAAAACTGACCCGGGCCGCGCGCGTCTCGTCGCGCAGCAGATGGGCATCGGAGACGGCGAGTTCAATCTGCTGAAGCAGGGACCGCAGGCGGTGCTTGCGCTGGTCGCAGCGCAGCAGAAGAACTCGGCCATCACCGAAAGGCAGGCGGCGCAGGCGCTCACGCTGAAGAACGAGTGGCTCGACTTCTCCGATCGGTTGAAGTATGTCGGCACGACCATTCTGCTCGAGCTCATTCCGGTGTTCGAGAAGTGGCTCACAAAGCTCCAGGCGATGGCCGACTGGGTGGCAGACCACAAGGCAGACATTACGAAGTGGGTAGATAACGCGGTGTCCGCTGCGCAGCGCTTTATCGAGTGGGCGGATAAGGCGGCCGATTCCGTGGGCGGTTGGAAGAACGTGCTGATCGGTCTGGCGGGTCTCAAAGTACTGTCGATGTCGTCGGGCATTCTTTCGCTCGCTGGCGCTTTCCTGAAACTCGGCGGTGCGCTTAGCGGTATCTCGACGGCGGGCGCCGCGGCGCTGCCGATCCTCGCCAAGCTGCTCGGTGTGGCTGGCCTCGCGCTGCATAGCGAGAGCCTGAATCAGGGCGAAGACGACGAGCTTGCGAAGCACCGGCCTAAGGCTGGCGACACGTGGCAGGGTGACCCGGTCGGCGACAAGCGGCGCGGCGGCGTAGGCAAAGACCCCGCGGCGCGCGCGGCTGTCGCGCGATTCATGCAGATGGGCTGGTCGCGTGAGCAAGCCTCTGGACTGGTCGCCAATCTGTGGAAAGAGAGTCTGCTGAACCCGCAGGCGGTCGGCGACAACGGGCACGCGTACGGCATCGGTCAGTGGCATGAAGACCGTCAGGAAGCGTTCCGCAAACTCTTCGGCATGGACATCCGCAAATCGACGCTTGACCAGCAGTTGCAATTCGCCAACTACGAACTCACGCAGGGCAATGAACAGGGCGCCGGTCGCCGGTTGCGTGGCGCGACCAATGCGCTCGACGCAGGCGCCATCGTCTCGCGCTACTACGAGCGTCCTGCTAACACTGATGGCGAAGCGCAGGCGCGCGCGCGGGCGGCGTCCGAGCTTTATGCCGCTCTCGGTCAGGCGAACGCCGCCCAGATCGCAAGTCAAGGCGCGGGCGCGCGCGAAGTGGTTCCGCAATCGTCGAACAGCACGACCAACACGTCTACCGCCGAGACGCACATCAACGGCCCGATCAATATCCAGACGCAGGCAACGGACGCCAACGGGATTGTGCGCGACCTCGGCAAGTCCCTGCAGCGCTATAACTTCGCGGTACCGCAAGCGAACACGGGGCTCAGCTGATGCCACTACCGGACCTTCCAGTTCCGCAATTCCCGAACGTCCCGGCACTACCGGGCGTTCCCGCTTTGGCGCGCCTCGCAGGCACGCCAGTCGTCACCGAGATTAATAGCCTGCTGATCTCTGCCGGCCTCGGCCAACTGGCGCTCGGTTTCGCGAAGCCTGTCTGGGGCATCTTCGACGCGAACAATCAGCCGATCGCCGTGGCCGACAGCGTGCGAGCCGTCCAGTTTCGCGCGGACTCGCGGGTGTCGGATTACCCGCAAGAAGCGGGCGCGTTCCAGTCATACAACAAGGTGCAGCAGCCTTACGCGTCTGTCGTGAGCATGGTGTGCGGCGGTGACGAGCAGCGGCGCGCCAACTTCCTCTCTGCGATCGACGTCGCGAAGCGTTCAACTGACCTCTACAGCATCGTCATGCCGGAAGTGGTCTACAACAACGCGAACATCGTCACTTATGACTATCGGCGCGAGCAGCGCAACGGCGCGACGCTCATCATCGCGGATCTGCACATCGAAGAGATCCGCGTCAGTGCCACCGCAGCATTCGACAACGTGCAGAACCCGGCGTCCGCCGATCCGGCGAGCCAGGGACAGGTTCAAGCGGCGGATCCGACTGCTGCGCGCGCCGCGGCACTTCAGAAGATCGCCAGCGACCACGGTTTGACCGTTATCACTTCCGCGGTGACGCAATGAAGATCATTCCTCTCTCGGCTGTACCGTCGCAGAAACTCAGCGTTTTGCTTGGCAATCAGTATTGCCAGATCAAGGTGTATCAAAAGACCACAGGCCTTTATATCGACGTTTCGGTCAACGACGTGCCGCTTGTCAGCGGCGTGGTGTGTCGCAATGCTGTGCCGATCGTTCGCTATACCTATCTGGGATTTGCTGGCGACCTGCTGTTTCTCGACACGCGAGGCAGCGACGATCCGCAATACCTGGGACTCGCGGACCGCTTCGAGCTCATCTACTTCGCAGCAGGTGAGCTCGCATGAGTTTCACGCGCAAACGCATCGATGTAACGGTCACCCTGGGCACCGGCCAGTTCGGTGACTCCGGATCCAACGTGGTCACGCTCAGCGGCCTGCGCGTGCATGCCGGCATTCAGGTCTATGGCGGTGAGGCGATGCCTCAGGCCCAATTGCGGATCTTTGGCCTGCCGCTCGACATGATCAATCAGTTGACGACCATCGGCCCGATCAACTCGGCGATCATGTTCAACAATGCGGTGTTGGTCGCGGCCGGCGACGACGAGACCGGCATGCAGACCATCTACAGCGGCACGATCTGGCAAGCGTGGGGCGAGTTTCAGGGCACGCCTGATGCGCCGCTGAACATCACTGGGCTCGGCGGTCTTGCGGCCGCCCTGAAGCCCGTCGGTGCGCTGAGCTACCCGGGCTCTGCCGACGTCGCGACCATCATGCAGACGCTTGCCCAGAGCATGGGCCTCGCGTTCGAGAACAACGGCGTGAGCGTGCAGCTGTCGAACCCATATTTCCCCGGCACGGCACTCGCACAACTCCGCGCGTGCGCGCGCGCAGCCGACATCTATTTCGCCATCGACCGGGGCACGCTCGCCATCTGGCCGAAAGATGGCGCGCGCGGTGGCGATGTGCCGCTGATCTCGCCGGCTACAGGCATGGTCGGGTATCCGACGTTCGCGAGCAATGGCCTGTCGCTGACGACGCTCTTCAATCCGTCGATCAAACCGGGCGGCGTCGTGCAGGTGGAGAGCGCCCTCAAAGTCGCGTGCGGGAAATGGACCGTGCTGCAGGTGGCGCACTCGCTCCAGAGCGAAACGCCAAACGGCCAGTGGTTCACGACGATTCTAGGGGTGCCCGTCAATGGCTAACGAACAGGGCTATCGCGGCAGCGCTGATGCGACATCCGGCGGCTCGGACTTCAACGCGCAGACGTTCCTCATCTGGCAGGTTCTGGCGGGTATCAGCACGGCCAAGCTGGTGAAGGTAATCAACGTTACGAATAGCGGCGGCCTCGCGCCCGTCGGGTTCGTCGACGTGCAACCGCTCGTGAACCAACTCGACGGCTACGGCCTCGCGGTAGAACACGGCACCGTCTACAACCTCCCGTATTTCCGGCTGCAAGGCGGCACCAACGCGGTAATCCTCGATCCACAGGTAGGCGACATTGGCGCAGCGATCATCTGCGATCGCGACATCTCTGCGGTCAAGTCGACGAAGGCGCAGGCGAACCCCGGATCGAAACGCAAGTTCGACGCGGCGGACGGCCTGTATCTCGGTGGCTATCTGAACGGCGTGCCGCAGCAGTACGTGCAGTTCTCGTCGGCGGGCATCGCCATCGTCTCGCCGACGAAGATCACATTGCAGGCGCCGCTCGTCGAGGTGGACGCGTCGACGTCGCTCACGGTCAACTCGCCGCAGTCCGGGTTTAGCGGGACGGTGATCGTTCAGGGGCTTTTGTCATGGCTCGCCGGCATGACCGGCAGCGTGTCCAGTGGCGTTGCCTCGCTCATCACTGGCGCCGTGCAGTTCGTCGGCTCGATCACTTCGAACGGCAAAGCGATCGACAGCACTCACACCCACCACGAAAACGGAGCGGGCAGCAACACGAACCCGCCTAACTGATGAACACGCTACTTCTCGATCAGACCACCTGGGATCTTTGCCTCGATGCGAGCGGCAATATCGCACTCGCGAGCGATCCGTATGCGATCGCGCAGGACGTCGCTAGCGCCGTGCGCACATTCCGCGGCGAGTGCTGGTTTAACACCGTCGACGGCGTGCCTTACTTCTCGGAGGTGCTCGGGCAATCGCCGCCGTTGCAGCTGGTGCAGTCGCTCATTGAGCAGGCCGCGCTCACCGTCAACGAAGTGGTAAAGGCGGTCGCGACGATCACCTCATTCGAGGGCCGCACGATCAAAGGCAACGTTCAGGTGACAACGTCGAGCGGCATCTCCATTCCTGTCTCCTTCTGAGGTAACCGACATGTCGACTCCGACTTCCAGCGTACCGCCGATCACGTGGGCACCGAGCGGCCCGGTCGTCCCGGACGAGTCCGCGATCCTCGCCGGCGTGTTCGCCGATGCCAACGCCGCGTTCGGCGGCAACATGAACACGACGAACGCCGACGGCACGTCGAATCTGAAAACGCCGCAGGGACAACTCGCCTCGAGCACGACTGCAATCATCGGCGCAAAGAACGACGACATCCTCGAAGTCGTGAACGGCGTAGATCCGGATACGGCCGATGGTCGGTTTCAGGACGCCATCGGCCGGATCTATTTCATCGACCGCAATCCGGCCGAGCCGACCGCAGTAACGGCGACTTGCAGCGGCCTGGTGAACACGCCGATCCCGGTAGGCGCCAAGGCGCAGAGCGTGACCGACGGCAACATTTATCTGTGCACGCAGGCGGGCGTGATTCCCGCCGGCGGAAGCATTGACCTGCCGTTTGCATGTGCTGTTACCGGCCCGATCGCGTGCCCGGCCGGCTCGCTCAAGATCTATCAACAGATTCCGGGGTGCGACTCGATCACGAATGCTTCCGACGGTGTGATCGGCTCGGACGTTGAGACGCGGGCGGATTTCGAGAACCGGCGTCGGCAGTCGGTCGCGCTGAACTCGAAGGGCAGTGTGCCGTCTGTGCGCGGTGCAGTGCTGAGTGTCGCGAACGTGCTCGACGCCTACGTCGTCGACAATCCCCTCGGGACACCGGCCACCGTGGGCGGTGTGACGCTGTTGCCGAACTCGCTGTATGTGTGCGTCGCCGGCGGCGCCGCTCAGGATATTGCGAATGCCATCTGGTCGAAGAAGGGGCCGGGCTGCAACTACAACGGCAGCACGACCGTAACGGTGTACGACACGGAAGGCTATACCGCGCCGTATCCGGCATACCCGGTCAGCTACCAGATTGCCGCTGGCCTGCCCATCCTGTACGCCGTGCAGATCGCCAATGTGCCGGGCCTACCGTCGGACATCGTGACACAGGTGCAGAACGCGATTATCAAAGCCTTCACCGGCGCCGACGGCGGCCAACGCGCGCGTATCGGCCGCACGATCTACGCGAGCCGGTATTACACCGGCATCGAGGCCATTAACCCGAACGTCGAATTAATCGCGGTTCAAATCGGCACCGTGACAGCTAATCAGAATTCGGTGACCGTGAACATTAACCAGATTCCGACGATTTCAGCGAATAACATCGCCGTTACTCTCGTATGATTCTGAAATTGGATTTTCAGGTGCAGGATTATGGAGAGCGTAGAGCGCACGATTATCAGCCAGTACAGCAATAGCCCGACGCTTGTTCAACTGGTTAGAAACATCGACGGTTATATCGATCCGTCCGCTGATATCGACGCCTTCTATTCGAATATCTGGAATATCGACAGTGCGGTCGGTAAGGGGCTCGACATCTGGGGCAAGATCGTCGGTCTGGATAATGGTCGGATTCTCAAAATACCGTCCGCCGAAATCGATCTGGGGTTTAGCGAAGCTGGCACGCTGAGCGCAACGCCGTTCGGCTCCGGCGTGTTCTATTCCGGAAACCCGATCAACCAGAACTATTTGCTTTCGGACGATGCATTCCGCACGCTGATCCTCGTGAAAGCGCTCGCGAACATCACCGACGGATCAATACCGAGCTACAACCGCCTGCTGCAAAACCTGTTCGCGGGACGCGGCCGCTGCTACGTGAATGACCTCGGCAACATGCAGATGCGCTACACGTTCGAGTTCTATCTGCAGCCGTTCGAGATGGCGATCATGACCCAGTCCGGCGCACTGCCGCGTCCGACCGGCGTGCTGGCCTCAATCGTCCAGGTGCCGGTGCCAAACATTTTCGGATTCAGCGAAGCCGGCAGCGCGAGCGCCGCGCCTTTCGGGCAGGGCACATTCTTTACCGGAGCAATCAATGCAAGCTAGCCAGACCCCAACTCTCGTGCCGCTCGCGTTTGCGGCCAACGGCACGAAGAATACGATACCTGAGGCGTCGCAGATCGGTGTCACGCCCGGCGCCGCGTCGCTCAACGATGGCTTCCCGCCGCTCACGTTCACGCCGGTCGCGGCGGGCGGCGTACCGCCGGCAGGCGCGGACTTTAACGGCGTGCTCAACCTCATCACGCAGTCAGTCCGCTGGGCGCATGGTGGCGGCCGGTATGCGTTCAGTTCGACTTTCGCAGCAGACGCAAACGTCAGCGGCTATCCGGCCGGCGCGGAACTGATGAGCGCCGATCTTCAGGGCGCGTGGCTCAGCCTGAACGACAGCAACACGGACAATCCCGATACCGGCGCGGGCACGAAGTGGGTGCCGAGCCGGGCCTATGGCGTGACCGCCGTCACTGGCCTGACTAACGCGAACGTCACCCTCACGCCTGCGCAGGCAGCGAAGAATCGCATCACGCTTGCGGGCACGTTGACCGGTAACGTGCAGATCATCTTCCCGACCTGGCTACGTGAGTGGACGATCGTCAACAACACGACGGGCGCGTTCACGGTCACGGCAAAGACGGCGGCAGGAACCGGTATCGCGATCCCGCAGAATGGCTCGCCCACCAAGGTCGTGGGCGACGGCACGAATATCACGCAGCTGGCCGAGAACATCGCGGTCGGCACGCAACCCCAGCACGCGGTTCAGTTGGGGCAATTGACGGGTCTGGTCGGTGCAGTTCGCAACCTCAAAGCTACAGTCGCCTCGGGTGCGACCTCAGCCTTGATCACGGCTGAACAAGTGGTTGTAGGATCGGCGCTTAACGGGATTCAGACGCTGCTCGCGAATTTCAGCCAGACGATCAACTTGGGCACATCAGGCGCGGGCGGCATGCTGTCGGGAACTGCGACTGCCAATGGCTTTCTCGGGATATATGCAATCTGGGGAACGGCCGGAACAAGCATCGGTGGTGTCATGGAGTCCGCTGCGGCACTCCCGACGATATGCGGCGTCGCGCTGCCGAACGGCTATTCCGAGTCTACGTTACTGGCCGTCGTTCCGATCAGCTCCGTAGCAGGCCAATTCGCATCGTTCTCGATGGTAGATCGCATCGTAACGATAACCGAGAACACGGTGATTTCATCCTCGACCAACTCTACGTCGGGCCCGAACACCGCAATTCCTATGTCGGGCGTTCCATATTCGGCTCGGAAGATATCTGGCTCGATTTCGCTGACAAATACTGTGGCAGCGAATTCAATCTGGCAATTCTTCGCCGATGCGAACAGTACCGGAAAAGTGCAGTTTTCGATCAACACGGCTGCCAACGGGGGCAATCTTTTCGGCTATTCGAGCATGCCGCTTTCCGCCGCGCGAACAGTAAGAGCCGCGGCCTTCACAAGCACGGGCAGCAACTCGTTCGCCTATATTCTGCTGGCATCTTCCTACGAGATTTAATCATGCCGATTATCAACGTTCAATTTTCAGACAGCGACAAGACTACTGTCGTAGGCTACGCAAGCTGTTCGCAGGGCGAAACTGTTTGGCCTTATCAAGGTGAAATTTCTACGAGCGATCCTATGTGGAAAAGCTACTACGACGCTCAGAATCCTTTTCTCATCCAACCTTATTTGCCTGTGCCGACCACAGAGTAGGACGCCGCGCACTGATATACTCGGCCGCTGCAAAATCCAGCGGACGAGACAAATGAGCATTTTTCAGCGGTTCCTCGGTGATCCCCTCTTCGCCAACCTGACGCTCTTCGAACCCATAACGCAGACTTCGAAGAGCGTGGGCCCGGAGGCCTTTGCAGGCAAGAAGCGCTTTGTCGTCTCGGACCAACCGATTCCCCAGGAGCAGATTGAGCGACTTGGCCCGCTAGTGAACGATGTCAGCGCTTTGCCACCGGAAGAAATCGCCGGCTCGGTCTTTTATGTGGCGTTTCAGTGCGATTCCGACGCATTGCCCACGCTCCGGCATATTAAGCAGCATGGGGGCTCGTTCGTGCCTCACATGAACTTTTCAAAGACCGACTATCGTTTTGTCAACCGCCTCGCCCACAACGCGATGGTTAAAACGTGGGACAAAGGCGACAGCGTTTCTCACCTGAACACGGGCATTCACGAGAACATCTGTGAAGCCCTCGACTTGACCGCGAACCTCGACGGCGACTATGTCGAGATAGGCGTATACCGCGGCGGTTCCGCCCTGACGGCGCTGAACTACCTAGATGAATTGGCTGCTCGAAATCCAGCTTTGCCCCATAAGAAAGCGTGGCTGCTAGACACTTACGAGGGGTTCAACTACGAAGAGGCAGGGCTGAGCAGCGACGCGCTATGGTCAGGAACGCATGGACTGTACGGAAAGGATGGGACCATGCAATACATCCGCGACACGATCATGAAGGACGTGTCGTCGGACTTCGAACTGGTCGCATCGAACATCTGCGCAGACGATCTTCCTGCAGGTGTCGAGAAGATTGCCGTCGCAAATGTGGATGTGGATATGTATGAAGCGACCTTGGCAGCGCTTCATAAAGTGGCGCCATTGATCGTGCATGGCGGCATCATCATTGCTGAGGATCCTGCTTCCACGCCGGGCCTTTATGGCGCGCTGCTCGCGCTTGACGAATTCATGGCGTCACCGGCCGGCGCGCCGTTCTACAAGATATTCAAAGGCTCGCAGTACTTCCTGATCAAGATGCGGTGAGACCCTTGTCATTTTGACCAAGGCCGCCTTAGGGCGGCCTTTTTGCTGTTGACGCTTGTCGATCCTCACCATGTGTAGTTCATCGACAGCATCCATTCGCCTTTGATCCCCGCCGGCGTGTCCTTATCCGTGCTGTATCCGACCGGCGCGTTCAGATAGTTGAGCCGCGCCGAGAACGGCCCCTTGCTCACGGACGCGCCGACGAGCACGCCGACTTGGATGTGCGGCTGATGGCTTAGCGTCTCTTGCGTCCCCGTAGGACCGAAGCGCGCCGAATCGTTCATTGCAGTAGCTACGCTTGTCCACGTGGTTCGATAGAACGCCGGCCCGGCTTCGACGCCGAGCTGCCAGCCGCTGCCGAGATCCCAATACGGCTCGACGGTCAGCGCGATAGCTTGAATGCCGCCAGTGCTGTCGAAGCGCCTGAAGTCGCCGCAATTGCCGTCGACGCAACTCTGCGTGGCGATGTTGTAGCCGCCCCGCTCGCCGACCGATGAGAAGTCCGCTTCATCCTGCGGGTTCACGCTCGACCACTTCACCTTTCCGAAGTTGTAGTAATCGAGGTGCGCACGCACGCCGGGCACAAAGGAGCGCGGCGCCGCGGGTATCGCATTGAACACCAGACCGACGCGACCGCCGTAACTGCCGTTCGGCGTGTCATGAGAAAAGCCCTTGCTATAGAACATACCATCGCCGAGTTTGACGGCTGACGTAACGCCCAAGCCAGCCTCAATCTGAAACCAGCTCTGCTCCGCGTGCGCGCTGGCTGCCGCGCAGCCGAGCGACATCGCTATGGCTGCTGATCTCCATCGGGCACCTGGCGCACGTGCGCGCCGAAGGTTTCCATCCGGCGCAGGACACGATTGAACTCGTCTTCCGTGAGTTCCATTTTCGCCGCGCCCAGAAACGCCATCTGTGGACTCATTTCCCGCGGCTGCTGACCGCCGGTGTACTTGCGCCACTGATGGTCGCCACCCAACCAGAACATCTCTGCCATCTCCTTGCCGGTCGCTTTGCGTTGCGCCTTGAGATCCGCAAGGTCTTTCGTGGTGGGTGGATCGAATTCTATTGGCATGGTTTGCAGCGCGCAGAACGCGCACGCGAAATGTGGGCTTCATGTTTCGTCCTTTCGGGTTGGCGGGCTGCGCGTCGCGCTGCCTCAGGTGCGAAATCTAGACCCCATGGGTCTGATAGTCAAGCGGAATTTTTGCAGCATGCAGGGCTTTCCGTGCCCGTTTCGATCTGCCGGTTTTTCCCCGAGATAATCCAATGAAAATCAATGGAATTATTGAGAGATAATCCTGTGAATCTGATAAGCGGCGTTGACGTTGTGACCGTAGATAATGCCGTGTTTCGCATGCCGGCCTATCGCTTAAAACCACCGGGGCATTAATGGACGGAGTAGATAAAGTCGTGGCCGCAATTCTTTCTTTGAAAGAAGACCTTGATCAGCGGCACGGCGAAAATATCACGGCACAGGCGGTCACCGAGAAAAAAATCGTTGAGGCCATCAGGGGAATAGACGAGCTTCGGAAGGCCTTTCCTGACGGTGATGCAGACGGACATCGTCGTTATCACGAATCGATTATCAGAAAGAACGAAGCGCGCGAGCAGTTTTATCAGGATCTGCGCGCCGAATTAGCGAAAAAAGGACTTTGGGCGCTGGCTGCTTTGCTCGGGCTCGCACTGTGGCAATTCTTCAAATCGAAATTAACTTCATGAGACTTGTCTCCTATTGGCGCCGTGCCTGGAAGCGCAACTCGGTGCGCGCGCATTATCTCGGCTTCGCAGTCTCGTTCATCGGCGGTGTGTGGGCGGCGCTGCCGGGCGCGTTCGTCGATCGCTTGCCGACGTGGCTACTGTTCGCGGTGCCGTGCGTGATCTCCGCGTTGGGCCTTATTGGTTCGTACACCGCGCAATCGAACCTGCCGGACGACGCCCGTGGTTGATACCCAACGCAAAGCGCCTCCGCGCAAGCGCAGCCTCGCGGCAGTGGTCGGCGCAGCAGCGGCCGCCGCGCTGGTCGGACTGACTGCGTCGCAGGAAGGCGTGTCGCTGACGCCGTACAGCGACCGCCTCGCACACGACGTACAGACGGTGTGCTTCGGTGACACAACCGTCGCCATGCGCGCCTACACGCTGCCCGAGTGCAAGTCGATGCTCGGTGACCGGCTCGCCGACTATGCCGAGGCGGTGAAGGCGATCACGCCCGGGTTCGACACGCTCACGGACGGGCAGAAGGTCGCCGTTATCGATCTCGCGTACAACACCGGCCTCGCGAACTACAAGGGTTCGACGCTGCGCGCGATGTACATCGAGAAGCAGTTCCCCGCGGCGTGCGATCAGTTCTATCGCTGGCGCTTCGTCGCTGGCAAAGACTGCGCGATCGCGGCTAACCGGTGCGGCGGCATCGTCGCGCGCCGCAACCTCGAGCGGGCCGCGTGCCTGGGAGAATGACATGCCAAAGGTTCAGGAACAGAAGAACGCGGACGGTTCGCGCTCGCTGCTGTTCGATTGCCCGGGCTGCGGCTTTCTTCACGCGGTGAGCGTCGGCGGCACAGGCCGGCCGAACTGGACGTTCAACGAAGACTTCGAAAAGCCGACGCTGTCGCCCAGCATCGCGGTCAGTTGGACTCAGCACGACGTGCCGAAGATGTGCCATTCGTTCGTGATCGAGGGGCACATCCAGTTTCTCAGCGACTGCACGCACGCGCTTGCAGGTCAGATTGTTCCCCTTCCTGACATGGATGACGAATGAGCCCCTACCTCATTACTGGCCTCGGCGCCGCGCTGCTTGGCATTGCGATCGGCGCCGGCGGCACACACGCACTCGACGCGAACCACTACGGCGAGCAGCTGGCGACGGAGCGCGCGGCGCACGCGCAGGACAACGAGCAGAACGCGAACCGTCTGAAGGCGGTGTCGGACGCGGCGCTCGCAGCGGAACAGAAGGCGATCGCAGACGGCAAGGTCGCAGCCGGCCGCATTGCGGCGCTCGACTCACAACTCACCCAGGAGAGAGAAGCTCATGAATCGGACAATGCGAAGAATCGCGCTGCTATTGCCGACGGTGCTCGCCGCTTGCGGATCGCCGTCACCAACTACACTCCCGCCGCAGGCAGTAGCAACGCAGCAGGTGCAGGGACCGGCGCCGGCAGCGTGGGCAATGGCGCCAGTGGCACCGCCGAGCTATCACCAGCGTTTGGAAGCGCTCTTTTCGGCATCGTCGACGACGCCGACAAAGACGCTCGGGCTAAAGCCGCCTATCTCCAAGGGTACGTCTGCACCCTCCAGCAGCAAGGATTGATTGCGGGCACATGTTGATGGCCGGCGGTCACCGATCAAGCCCCGCCGCGCGCGGGGCTTTTTTTGTCTCATCATCCGCGCCGACCGCGCGCACCCAGAATGCGCAGCCATATTGGGGCAGAGCTGTAACCTGGCGTCCGTTGCCCCTCAGACACCACGTTTGCGGGCCGTCCCACGCGATGCCGCCGTAGTGCTCGCACCCGATACATGCGCGTTCGTCATTCCCACTGAAGTAACTCATCGCAATGCGCCAGTGCTACAAACAGTGCTACACGAAAAACTGGCGGCCTGCCCATTCACCCACTGGATCGCGCTTTGTCGCGGCTCAGTTGCTCCCATCCATCATGGGGGCCACGGATACGCGGCGAGGTGTTGATTTCATTGGTTTCTGCTGCGAATTCATAGGCCTACGGGCGAATCTTGAACGCGTGGTTTAAGTCCGTTTTCTGCGCTTTTTGTTGGTTTTTCTGCGTCAGTGCTACGATGTTGCACCGAAAAACTGCGTGTAGCACCGAGGACGATGGGAACAATTACGGAACGCGTTCGGAAGGACAAGAGTATAGGTTACACCGCCCAGATCCGCCTGAAGCAGGACGGCCGCGTGGTGCACACCGAGGCGAAGACATTCGACCGGAGACCGGCGGCGCAAGCGTGGCTCGACAAGCGCGAACGCGAACTGGCGCAGCCGGGCGCACTGGAGTCAGCCAAGAAGGAAGATCCGCCGCTCGCCGACGCGATTGACCGCTACAAGCGTGAATCGAAGATCGATATCGGCCGCACGAAGAAACAGGTACTCGACACCATCGCGCAAGCACCGCTCGGCAAGATGCGCTGCAGCGAGATCGGAAGCCAGCAGATCGTCCAGTTCGCGCAGACCCTCCACGTGAAGCCGCAGACTGCTGACAACTACATTTCGCACCTCGCGGCGGTCTTCCGGATCGCGCGACCCGCGTGGGGCTATCCGCTCGATATGCAGGCGATGGCTGACGCGCGTGTCGTGATGAAAAAGCTCGGCACGACGAGCAAGTCCGACAAACGCGACCGGCGCCCGACGCTCGACGAGCTGGACAGAATCCTCACCCACTTTCAGGGCATCCGGAAGCGGCGCCCTGACAGCGCGCCCATGGTGGACCTCACCGCGTTCGCGCTGTTTTCGACGCGACGCCTTGAGGAAATGTGCCGCATCGAATGGCGGGATTTCGACGAAGAAGGCCGTCGCGTACTCGTGCGCGACATGAAGAACCCTGGGCAGAAGATCGGTAACGACGTCTGGTGCGACCTCGTGCCCGAGGCAATGCGAATCGTCAAGGCACAGCCGCGGCTAGACGACCGGATATTCCCGTACGGCACTGACGCCGTCGGTATGGCGTTCACGCGCGCATGCCAGTTCCTCGAAATCGAAGACCTTCATCTGCACGACCTGCGGCACGAAGGCACAAGCCGGCTATTCGAGATGGGATGGAACATACCGCACGTGGCTGCTGTTACCGGCCACCGCAGCTGGACGTCGCTGAAGCGCTACACGCACATACGGCAGACCGGCGATAAGTTTGCGGGTTGGAAGTGGCTGAACGTCGTTGCACCGATGAAAGAAACCGACAATTAGATGGGGGGTAGCGGTGAAAGACTCTGAATCAAGGAAGCGCTACGAGCAGTGGTTGACAGACGAAGTTGCAAGGCGCCTCAATGGTCGCTTTGGGCAACGTAAGCCTAAGAGCACGACGGCCGCGAACCAGCCGTCACATCTCGACAAACGCGGCATGGCTGCGCCTGCCATCGTGCAGCCAAAGCGAGCACGGGCCCTAATTCCGGAAAGGCTTTATAAGTATATGAAGCTGAAATATGCAGAGTCGATGGTTCAACGTGGCGGCATATCCATTGGAACGCTACATGGCTACCGTGATATAGAACTTGGACCGGGTATCGCGGATCCAGATGAAGGGAAGAAAACACTGCACAAGGACGTTGACTATCTAAAGGTTGAAGCCGGCAGTGGTCACGCAAAGGCTTTTGAGGAGATGGGTGTTATAAAAATGGGGGGAAGCGGATCCGCCGTATTCGAGAACTGCCGTTTCACCAATCTTGTCGACCATCACGACGCACATGTCTGGTGCTGTTCCCGCGTTCGTTCCCAGGCCGCGATGAACTCATTGGACCAAGCAAATGCGTGTGTTGAGATATTCGATGTTCCGGGTTTCTTCGCGGCACTCAGTGAGGCAATGAAGGCTCATGTTGCCTGCCCCATGCTTGGCCCCGCATCTGTCATCTACGGGGAGCGCAGCGAAGAATGGAACATGCAAAACTTAGGTGCTCATCCCGTCTTTCTTAAGGGGCTGTCATTCGAAGCGCAGCAGGAAGTCCGTGTTGCCTGGATACCCCAGCCTGCACCAAACGAACCATTGCAGAGGATCACTTTGCAGGAGTCGGGGATTTCGGCTTTCTGCCGCATCGTTGACCTTTGATGATCATCCGCACAGTTGCTCGCATTCTTTGACGGCAGCGGCGCGGCGCGCGTCGATGTACTTCGCCAGATCTTCGAGGTGAACGCCCTTTGCGCCCTTCTGGGAGGATTCCATGCGCACGAGCGGCAGCGCGATTTCGCCGGCGGATATCTTCCGGATCAGCGTCGGCGCGGTGAGCGGCGCGAAGTAGTCGCGGCACACTTCGTCGATCGGCACGACGGCCTTACCGTCGTATTGGGCCATAAGCAGAAAGACCGTTTTCATCGTGCCACCTCTATACGCTTGAATTCGACGACCCACACCCAAGGGTTTGCCTGCCAGTCGGTGCCCGGCGCCGCAAGGCTGTCCCAGAGGCACTGGAACGACTCGCGCGCGGTTTCAGTGCCTTCTCCGTTGTCGTATTCCCATGAACCGGCGTGTACGCCTTCGGCTAGCGCATCGTCCTCGCTGATGTCCCGGAGCCGCTCGACGCGGACACCGGTCAGTTCGAGCGTGATGCGCGACAGCGCGCGTGGCATGTGGATTGACGGCTTCCAGGTGATCGCGTCAGCGGGCGGCACATTCTCGTACTCGGCCGGCACACAAGCCGGGTAGTCGGCGCGGTACACGGTTGGGCCAGGGTCGAGCGCGGCAGGCTGCGCCCAGGTCTCGCGCACGTACAGCCGGTCGCACGGCGCGCCATACGGACATGGCACACGCTGAATGCGCTCGTGGACCTCGTGACCAGGCCCGTCACCATAGAGCCACGACCACGTAGCGACGCCGCGATCGTCACAATCGACACTTAGGCTCGGGCCAGACGCCTGTTTAAGCACTCGCCGCGTCTGCGTCTTGCGACCATCAAGGAGCGCACGTACCATCGCGCCAGAAAACAAAATCGGGAGTTCACGCATGACGTCGTTCCATCGGGGAGACTGGTTGGCTTTGTGGCAAGCAATCGGGGGCATGCTGGCTGTGGCGGCCGCGGCTCTCGTACCGTTTATGCATGGCCTCTATACGGAGCGGCGCAAGAGAGCGGCGCAACTGCGAACTGCCATTGCCGTATGCGATCGACTTATTGCCCTGCTTGAGGATCTCAAAGAGGCTCTGAAAAACGATGGGAATCTCCAAGGTTTTCAGGAGTTCGGCATCGATGGTGAGTGGGAGCAGATCAGCCTCACATTGGCAGCATTCCCGGTGTGGGACATCGCAAACGAACACGTCGCGGTTCAGATAGGACACCTTCGCCATATAGCGGTCCGCGGTCCTCGGATCGCCAAATGGTGTTGTAGTCTGCAAACCGTCAACCAACCGCAGGCTGATGAAGCCGAGGGCTCCGTCGACGGTTGCATGGTTACCGTGCACGTGGCGCGAGACGTTTTCTTCGATCAACTTTAGAGAATGTCTCACCGGCCGCCTCGCACCAGCATGCACAACGCCATGCGCTGCGCGATTTCGTTGTCGTATCCCGTCAGCGTCCCCTCAAGTCGCACCAGCACCGGCGGCGTCGCTATCGTCGTCTGCATTGGCTCCTGGTCGACCGGCTGAACTATTTCCTTCGCGCGGCGGAAACCGAGCGCGCCAGGCTGCGAAGTGGTTTCGAGCATCCCGAGCGTGATCATCTTCTCGAGCACCGGCCGCATCTTCGCGGTGCGCACGTGGAACTTCGCGGCGAGCGCGTAGGCGCCGTACGTCTTGCCCGGCACCATGCGCGAGAGCACGTTGTCGGGGGCGAGAGAGTCGTTCAGGCGAGGGCGGTTCATTTGCATCAGGCCTCCCGCCGGAAGATGGCCTTCTCCAGCGCGTCCGCGTTGACGCGGCACTGGATCTTGCACGGCGCACCGATTACGTCGCTCATAACCTCCGCGAGGGCATCGACGATTCCGACCATGTCGCCAATGTCCGGATCGCGCTTTTTGATCAGCGCGTTCACGCGCTCGCCCAGAATGCGTTTGTGGATGATCTCGCTCATGATGTTTCCCCGGGTCTGATTGATTCGGTCAACTTGCGCAGTGCGACGGCCGCGGTCTTCTGCCAGTTCTCGCCGTCTTGAAGTGCAAAACCGAGCAGCCAGTGAAGCGCGTGCGCCTGCTCGACCTCGACCTTTCGATCGATCGTGTGTCCGGCCGCGCGCAGTGCGTGTGCGATCGGCGTGGTCTGCCAGAGCATCAGGCCGAGCACTTCGCGCAGCGGCGGCGTTAGCTGCGCCGGAAACACGTGCGCGGCCATATTCGTGTCGCGAATATTTGCCAGATATTCGTCTGGCAGATGAGAGAGCGCGCGTTTCGCGATGCGCATGCACAGGTCGAAGTCGGCGCGCGAGAGCGTGCGTGCTGCCTCGCGGTGGACGATGGAAAGCGCGAGCGTGTGACGGTCCTCGCTCATGCTGCCGCCCCTGCGATCTGCTTCTCGTGGGCAAAATTGGAGACGATCAGCGCGGTCGCGAGG